GTCCATGATTTCATCGAGCTTATTCAAGCGGTCCCGGTGGTCCTGTAATTGTTGTGTGTGCACTGCACATGGTCTTTCTTCTTCTGGCATCCTCTCATCCTCTATCCTGTCGGCCGAGCCATCTGGGCGGATTGCGCTGGCTGCTGGCCGAAGTTCATCAAGTTGTTTACCATAGCTTCGTCTTTGCCCTGGCTGGTCGCGCCGGGACGGTTGATTCTCGTATTGATGCGGTTCGTCACCGGCGATTGCATTGCCCTGACCGGACCTTCCTCGGTGTGCCTCGGGTTGGTGTAAATCATAATGTCGTTCATCTCATCCAGTCCGGAATATTCGCCGATAATGCGGAACAGCTTCTCGAAGTCGATATCGACGCCCTGGGCAAGCATCTGCTGGGCGAACGGTGCGGCGATCTGAAGCATTGTCTGCCTTATAATCTCAAGCCGCTCGCTCGGACTGTGGTATTGCAGCGAGTAGGGCTCGATTTCGAAGTTGTACTGCATGAAGTCCGCTTCCCTGTCCTCGGGTGTCCAGAGTACCGGCACTTCGATATTCGTGTACCGCTTGGTCTGCGGCAGGACGATGAAGGGGTCTGTATAGAGCAATTCGCTTACTCCCTCAACTGACACAGTCGTAAAAGACAGGACGGTCCTCTGCATCTTGACAAGCCGCTGTGAAGCCGAAGCAGACAGGAGCCTGTCCTGGCCCAGAGTATCGGCCTGCGGAGAAAGCCCCCCGAGTGCGTCCAGGTTGCCCCAGAGCCATGAGGCCATGTTCTTGACTTGAATCAGAAAGGCAAGCATTTGAGCATCAATGCCGGGCGTGTCCAACTTGGCTACATTTTTAGGATCCATTAATTTGATCATGTCGCCGTCATTAGCCGTCAACACTGCATTTCCATCGGATTCTCCGCCGGGTCTGATACCTGTAACGCTTTTCTGTCGGCGAGCCTGTCGGTCAAGTTTGCGCATGACGTTATTGGCAAGTTCGTGCATATCCCGCCAGAGCCCGACTGGCGGTACGGGCATGACATTTCCGCGCACGGGGTTGAACCTGAGAAGCCGGTAGGGTCCGCGCTCCGGTCCGTTCCAGTCTGCTACGTCTATGTACTCGCCGTTTTCCTCTACGGCCATATCGCCTTCGCCGGCCGCCAGAACGATGATGATGTTCTTGCGCGGGTCCCAGACGTCCCAGACTTCGGTCTGCTCGCGGTAATCCTCGCGGTTGTAGTCGCTGCCCTTGGACAGCGTGTTTGTCCGGTCTTCCTGCGTATCGCCGGTATAACTGAGGGCCTTGAGCTTGTCGCCGTGCTGGAGTCGCCGTGCTGGAATATTTCTTGTGCATCTTCGAGATCGATGCAGTAACGGTCGCCGCAGAATTGAATCTTGTCCCAGCGGGCGGCCGCCATGTCGTGTACCCAATTATCCAGAGTAACGGAGTCGGCGAACGGTTGCGTAACGTCGTGCATGAAGCCGTTCCATTCCATTGATCCGCGCACCTGTAGACCGATTTTAAGAATGCCCATGGAGAAGAAAGCCGCCTGTACGACTTCTTCGAGTGTCTCGTGGAAATCTATTTCATCGAGCAGATTATTGATACCCCGCTTTAATTTGGCAGCCTGGGCCTTCAAACTTCTATGCGGTGTCGTGGCAAGCACTCTGGGCGTTCCGCCCGAAAGCCGCTGCGTGTACGTGCTGATAGCCAGTTCCATGAGAGAGAACGGCACCTTCTTATTGGCTCCGTGCTCTGAATAGTGCGAGCCGACGTACTGCTGCATCGCCTCCATATCGTTCTGGCGGAAGGGCTTTAATTGCCTGTACGACCAGTTGATCGCCCGCTGGAGTCTGAGTATTTCAGGTTTTGTCGGTGTATCAGGCATTTTTTTTTCTCATGTTACTATATGCCAGTCTTTCGCAAGCACATCTTCGGCGGCGAGCTTCTTGACTATCTTCGCCCGCCTGCTCATGTATCTACTTTCAATAATGCTTTCATTTCCCGCCTTCTCCAATAGGTTCCAGTGGAGAATTTTGCCGAACCATTCGTATCGGCAGACGCGCGAGCCCATGCGCATCGCCTTCAAAGCTTCAGAGAAGTCCATGCTTGCCCGGCTTTCGCCGTCTCATTTCCTGTGTATATTTTCGTCGCAGGTACGATACTCTGGCCTTGCGCTCTTCAGGCGTCTCGAACGGGTCCGGGCCTTCGTTGGGAAGCGTCACCTGACGTGTGCTGTCCCTGCGAATTTTTGAGCTTTTGATCATCCGGCTTCCTTCCTGTACGAGAATCATCAGACGCACACTTTCTGCTTTGCTTCATCCTCAATAGGCTTGAGAATGCCGTTTTTGATCAATCGTTCGTATCGTTTTTCCATCGTGAGCCCTGAGACTTCGGCCCGGATTATGGACTGGCGGACCTGTTCCTGGTATTCAAGGGCTCTGGATTGTCGTTTCACTCCCATACTTCGTCCCTTTCTTTGAGTTTGCGTTCGTATTCGTCTCGCCTGCGCTTGTAACAGCTTGCGGGCGTGGCATCTTCCTGAATCTTTGGGGTGGTGTTTCTGAGAATGATGCAGGCGAAGTTTGCCAGAACATCAGCCACACATCTGTCGCCGTGGTTGGTCCGGGCGCCGGTCGGGTCCTGCGAGCTTGCCGCGGCCGTGTGTTCGATAGCCTGCTGGCCGGCTGTATGGCGGTAGAACAGACATTCCCGGTTGGCTTCGTAGCTTCTCTGCACGAATGTCCCAGCCTTCAATGCCTGGCGGTACTTGCCGAACGCCTCGGCCTTGTCGCCTGGGTTCAGGAAAAATCCGGGAATGTCCGTCGTCTTGCGGGTGATTTTGTTGAGGGCGGTCTTGTAGTAGATGTTCGTGTATCCCGATTCGAGGATATTGCTGCCGAACACGCGGCCGGTGGGTCCCGACGCGTCCCAGATCATAAATGCGTTGTTGAACCACTTGGCCATTGCAAGGGCATAGACGGCATATTCCTCGGGCTTGAGTCTTGGTTCTGCGAATTCGCCCACCTTCTCGCCTGTTTCCATATTGATAAACGAAGTACAGGAATTGGAGGCACCGGTTCCGGCTGAAATGTCCGAACCGGATACTACACGGATATTCTCCGGAAAGTTGCCTTCGGGCGTCAGGTTGCACCATAAGAAGATGCGGCCGTCCGGGCAGGGCGTGAAGCGTATTGGGTGAGAATCTTCGAAGTCGAATTCAAGTTCGCCCTTGACGACAGGATCTCGCACATTCTCTTTCTGGATTCGCTCGATAATGGCCGCATCGAAGTATTGGTAATCACTACCGAGGTAGTCGATATCTAATTCCTGGGCAATCTCCATTGGGTGTGCGGCACGGTCGCATTCGGTATCATACCAAGGGGAACGCAGCTTACCATCGAGCCTAAAGTTGTACTTGTCCGGGAAGATCGTACCATTTCCTTCGGAATCCCTAACAACACCGTGAAATTCGGTGTCGAGCAGTTTGAGCCGATTATCCTCGGAGCGGTATAATCCGCGACGTTTGATTGGATGGTCTGACCAATGCAGCCGCAAATGCTTGATTTTAGCGTTTTTGAGGTCATAAAATGCGTTTCCTGTTCCCTGGGGGGTTGAATTGTACATTCGGCAGTTGGTCACATCGCGGGTCGCACGGAGCATGCCGTAGCCGTCCGGCACCGCGGCGAATTCGTCAAGTCCCATGGCGGTACACCTGCCGCCTCGGGCCGCGTCTGCCGTTGTCGTATTGCCGTCGATGGTACTGCGAGTCTCGTAGAAGTGAAGGTGCATGTAGGTCCGGTTGTACTGCGTATCGTTAATGAGCCAGGACGGTTGATGCTGCAGGACGAAGTCCAGTTTGCAGAACAGGGCATCCGGGTCCTCGGTTGAATCGACGAGGTCGGCGTTCCTGCTGACGAGCCTGAACGATAATCCGGGCTGGAATTGGGCAAACCAGAGGAAGCATATAAGAAGGTTCCACGTGGCGGTCATTTCGCGGCTCTTTTCGATGTGCAAATCGTGCTGGTTGAGTACGGCGTTGAACAGTTCCCACAGGGCCCGGTCCTGGAATCCGTAAGTCACCATCGGCCGGGTAGTGGATAAGGGGATCATCTTGGGATTGTAGGTCCAGACAAAGGTATTGATCCAGAAAAAGGGGTCGCGTTTGCACGCGATCCAGAGTTCCTTCGCCGCCGCCGCGGAATTATAACCCGCCGACAGGGCCCGCCGCCGAAACCGCAAGTTCTCTTGCACGTTTTTCGGAGTCCGACAGTATATCGGCAGCATCAGGGGGCTCCCGTAGGAGTTGGTCAATAATTCCAAAGAGTTTTCTGCCATCGTCAACACGGTCTTCGCCCTTATCGATCTGGCTCTTGGATGGAAGTATTTTGGGGAAAACGGTCGAGTAGAAGCTCTTGAGCATCATTTCGTCGCCCTGAAGGGCGGTGAGCAGGCCCCATGCCCCGGCTGAGGGTGCGTCGGCCGGCGTGAGGTCCTTGGCCCCCAGCGCTTGGAAAACCCAGCGCAAATCGGCCAAGGGGTCATGCAGGCCAAGTGTAAATTTCTCAAGAAACAGTTCCCGCTCAAGCCGTTCCGGCTCTACTTGCTCGTCCTCATACACTACATCTTGTAGGTCTTCGTCGTTTTCCATCGGCGCTAACCACAACATACAGTACGTACTCTGTCAAGTACATTTTCTCACTCGCGGGACATTTTTTCCTTGCAGATAGTGCCGCCGTTTATCCACAATGGGCGGTATGGATAGCAAACAAGACAATTTTCCCCGTCCGGAGTCACTTCTTGAACCCTTTCAAGTTTGTTATCCAAGCTCTGGGCGGGGTTTTCTTCGAGGTGAATGATGGCACGAGAATTAGGAATCCTTTACGCCCCCGAGAACATCCGGCCAATAGCCGAAAAGCGCAAGTGGCAGACGCGGAGAGTGATACCCGAAGTGCCCCTCTTTTGCCATTTGACTTGGCAATGGGGACCGAAAGAAGGCCAGCCACGTTGGATTATGGATTGGCCGTTGTCTGGTGTTTATGAGAAAGACGGTAGGTTTTGGCTCGACATACAGTTTGCTGCCGATGACAACACGCACCGCGAAATCAAGCCCCGCTACCGCGTCGGCGACATTCTGTATGTGAAAGAGGCCTACAATGATTGGGACGGTGTGCATAACAAAAACCCCCGATATAGAGCCAGAGGTGATGAACCATATCCGCGCCAGAATTGGCAATCCCCAATGTTTATGAAGCGGGATTACGCCCGCCCGGAACTCAAGAGGCGAGTCACCGCGGTCAGAGTCCAGAGGGTGCAGGATATCAGCGAGGAAGATGCGATTGCGGAGGGGATTGAAAGATTATTCAGGCCGGAGGATATTGGAAGGCCGGGAATAAGCGACTTAGGCGGGTGGCGCAACTACCTATGGCATGGGTGTGCCACTGGAAAGATTATGGAGAGTTGGGAGTGGCAATATTCTGATTATTCAATTACTAAGGCCGATGCAGCCAAGCTAAGTTTTTCAAGCTT